ACACACGTTGATTAGACGAATTGATGTAGCTACAACCCATGAAAATACCAACAACTGCCGTACCGGTAGCGGTAGCGGTAGCACTGTTGATACACCCATTGGCGGACATGACCACAACATCCCCGAAGAAGATATTGGTAGCATGCCCAGACGCGATAGCCATCTGCCGGGTCGAGCCAGCAAACACCTGACCCCCCAGTAGATTTACGGGACGAAACCCGTAAGTGGCTGAAACAGTAGGATAAGCCATATAAAACTCCTAAAAAGTTAAGTTATTTAGCCCCGCGCCCAAAGGTAGTCGAAGACTTGCGCTCGGAAAACAGAGGCATCTTTGGGTCGCTGGCCTTCATAAAACTGTTATCAACGGCTTCAATTTGATTGTCGTTTGCCCGTCTGTAATGCGCTGCGCGTTGATCCATAAACTCCTGTGGAATCTTGCACAACAGCAAACCGCCAATCTCAATATTGCCTTTAAACCGGGAATTCTGGTCTGATTGCGTTGGTATTTCCGGATGCTCCTCGGCCTTGCAAGGCTCCCAGCCTTCACGAAATTTTGCAGACACATTCGTGGGATCAAATACCCCCATGATTGATGTCCGTACCCACCTAAACGCCCATCCCGGTTGAGGGGTAGGAGTAGGTAGTAATTGCGCGGGTGCCCACGAAGCTTTACGTTGCGTAGTTTCGCGGGATTCCAAGTCACGTGCCAAGCGGTTTTCAGCCATTGTTATTCTCCGATTTCATCATTTCACGTACGTACGCTTCGGGCGTAAGTCCAAGTCGCTTGACAAGAACTGACTGGGACGCGGTTAGCCGTATTCGTCGCGGCGCGGTAGTCCGTGAAACTGGAGCAACAACAGATGATGCTTTGGTACGCTGGGGAGACTTATCCTGCACATCCGTATGGCCGGAGTCTTCCTCTTCAAACCGATCAGGAAAAGCCTGTTTGACTTCAGTGTTGACTTTTTCGTAGTAGTCATCACTGCGGGGGTCTATCCCCGATTCAACTAGCTCCTGATGCAAGCCTAATGCAAACCCAGTCATCTTCTTGTCAACGCCGAACCATGTGTTCTTCGTTCGCCATGATTCTGCTTTGCTATCGACAACTGGAGCCTGTGCTCTAGGCTGTTGAACCCGTTGTACATCATTGTTTTCAACTTGTAAAGCGGGTTTTAAAGCCCGGATATCCCGCATTTTGAGTTTTGCGTCAGTCAACTCCTCCTGCGCGTCAGCAATCAGGTCGGAATCCCCGGCCTCATACGCCTTTTTAAGGTGCTCTCTAGCAACCGCGATCTCGCTTGTAGCGGACTTGGTGACCTCCTTTACAAACATCTGTTCGCCCCGCCCTACTTGATTGCGTAGGTGCCGTATTTCCCTATCTTTGGCCTGAGCGTAGTTAAAAGCCTCCTCCCGCTCCCGAATGGCGGTTTCTTTCTCCCTACGCTCGTCGTGCCAAACTTTCTTCATCTGGCTCAAGCGGTACTTTACTTTACCGTCATACGCCTCAAGGTCGTCCGCTTCCAACTCCTCCACTTGCTTTTTAGGGAGGGGCAGTCGTTTTTGATCCTCTGGAGGGGCGTCGTCAATAATCTCTATTTCAATCTCAGAAGCGTCAACCGCCTCAGCTTTCTTGGTGGGGTCTTCGCTTTCTATTTCGTCTGGAAACTTATAATCATCAGCCATGATCTATCCCCTATGCCCGTGCAATGCCGCGTGGGTCTTCAACCAAACCCTCGACGGTATCGTCGTTAATGATGCGGAATTCGCGCCCGTGAATTTTCAAACGTGAGCCTGAATTAGGGCGAACCAGAATGAAGTCACCTTCTTTGCACCAAGGCCCAGAGGGGAATCTGGTGGGGTCTTTATAGCAATCTGGCCCTAATTTCATAACAAAGAGTACGGTCGTTAGCCGTTCTTCAAAGCTAATAGTGGACTCTGCTTTTACAAGACCGCTATCAAACTTCTCCTCTATCTCTGGAACCATACACAGAATATGGAACCCGGACGGCTCCGGCATCTGTTTGGCTTTCTTCTCTGCGGTATCAGGTAGGGGCGTTCCGTTTTCCCCAATCAGAATTTCACTCATCGTCGTCAGTCTCCAAGCGTTTTGCAAGGCCCGTGATAGTCTCCTTTGCGAATGTCAGGCCTTGAATGACCCCGCAAAGTTTGTGGTACTCCGTAAAATCCTTGATAGTCCCCTGCGCGATAAAGCCTTGGAGTTCGTTGCTTCGCTCGTCCAGCTTGGACAGGATAAATTCAAGCGTTTGGTCTACAACTATTGTCATTGGTTAGTCCCCCCTTTAGGTGGTCGGGCCATCTGTGCTTTGCTTTTCGCTATGTCGATACCCAGCCTTGTTCCTTCAAGTTCCTGTTTGTTTTGCTGTTCCGTTTGATGTTTCTTAATGTCCACCCCCAGTCTTGCCCCATCAATCTCCATCTGGTTTTTGATCTGCGTCTCACGAAGCCTAATGTCGTCAGCCTTAGCCGCTGCATCTGCGGCGTCCTTCTTGGCTTTGCGTTCAACTTCAGACTGCTTGATCTGAAGCTCTTTCTGCTGCATCTGGATAAGTGGGTCTTCCTGTTGCTGCTGGGCCTTTTGAGTGGCGGCTTCCCCTTGGTTTTTCTGGAGTAGCTGCTGCGCGGCTTGTGCGACAAGCGAAGAAAGTTGAACCTCAACCTCTGGGGACAGGTACAAGTCTTCTTGGTCTGCGTCTTTGTCCGGGATCGGGGGGAGTGGTGCGCCCAGTTGTTGTTCAATCTCACTGCGGTAATGAAACGCCACATGCTCCATGATATGAGCCTGTGCAGCCGACATAATTGATTGGGCTTGTGGGTTTTGCCCCATGATCTGCATGATCTTGGGGTCTTTAGTCGCCGAGATATGAACCGCCAAATGTGACTTATGGTCTTGGTACATGAAGGCTTTAACCGGCTTACCATTCAAGATTGCCATGTTCTCAGACACGGGATCGGTTGGTTTCATGTCGTCTTTAGCCGGGATGATCTTCTCAAAGTTCTTTATCCCCAATACCTCCAGCATCTGACGGTGTAGATACGCCATATCGTACAGTTGCGGTGCGCCTTGAGCCATTTGCATGGCCGCTTGGTACTGCACAACCTTCTGCGCCATTGTTGAGGCGTTGGGGTCGGATACTGGAATGACATCGACTTGATCGTAGTCAGATTGCTTGGCCTTACGATCCCCAGACTCTGGCTCGTAGTTGTACTCCGTGGGGGTGTTGTCCCGGATAATCAGTTTTAGGAGCTTGAACTCCTGCTTCATGGCGTAGTGAATCCGCGCCTGAACCGCTGACATAACTTTCAGTAACCGCTCAAGCACAGCCAACGTCGTGCCTACGGGGGCTTGCGCTGACATATCCGACATATTCAAATCAGCAGTAGCGGCAAACCTCTGTCCATCCAGCACGATCTTGTCCATCAACATGGATAACGTCTGGCTTGGTTCCTTGTACGGGAGTGGTAAGATATTGTCACGGATCGCGCCGGAGGGCACATCTACGTCCCTAAACTCCCCCGGTGCAATAGGCGTGTCATCACCCTTGATCCGCAGACCGCGAGATTTCAATCCACCCGGCAAGTTTGAGAGAGTGCCTGCATCAACAAGTTGCCTAAGGAGTGATGTCGCTGCCTGTGTGTGCCCACCAATCAGATGGATCAAACCGAAGTAGTAAAACCCAAAGCCGGGGATGTATCCATAGTGTACGAAGTGTTGGCGCTTTAGCTTCTTCTTGTCGTCCTCCAACCAATTACGGCGGATAGCCAGTATCGTCTGCGTACCCTTCTCAATGGTTACTACGTAGGGCAACGCAATGCCTGTTGGCTCGTCGTCGTCATCAACGTCCTCGTAGCCTTCCAGATCAATGTCAACGTGCATCTCAAGAAGTTGGTAGCGGTCATCCACAGAAGCGTTAAACCCCTGCTCTTGGGCTTTTTGCTTCTCTACATCGTCCATCGTCCTTACCGGTTCACCAAGCTCAACGTCCCGGTAGAACCCCGCCACCTGCAACCGGCGCATGTCGTTCTCTGTCTTACGCATCCGGTGCGTAACCCGCTCGGCGGAATCAAGGTTCATCGCACCGTAGGGGACAACAATATCTTCTGCGGGGATAAATGGGGCCGAGGCCCGGTCAATAGATGGGTCGAAGTAAATCTTTTTGAAGGCGTTGCCTGACAGACACATGGAGATCAACATCCGCTCATGCTCTGGGCGGTACTCCTTCATCACCTCAGTTAGTTGGTAGTTCATGTCATCTTGCAA